GACACGCACAAAAAATCGATGATGATAATCATTCTCAGGTAGAAAAATGGGAAATCCGGCAAAACCAACAGCTTTAAAGATTTTAGAAGGGAATCGAGGACATAAACCGATTCCTAACAATCCTGCCTATCCTTTGGCAGAGATAGAGCCGCCTAAACACGTAAGACATACGCAACGGCGAGTCTGGAAATATTATGCGCCTATTTTATATCGCGCCGGCGTATTGACTATAGTTGATATGATAGGTTTTGAAAGAATGACTAAAATATACGCTTTAGTCCTGGATGCGGAGAAAGAGGGTAAATTCCTTATCGGCTTGACTAAAGAATTGCGGTTCTGGCTTCAAGAATTTGGAATGACGCCAGCAAGCCGAGCAAAAATAGATATAGTCAAGCCGATAAAGACAATCGAGGGGTATATCGATTGATATGTCAATACTGTCAAAGTGACAGATTTAAATTAGATCGAGAATTAGAGAGACCTCCTTTAATCTCTGTTTGTAAAAAATGTGGAAATAGAAAAGAAGTAGCTTTAAAGCAGTGGTCAAAATATCAAGCAGATCAAGCAGTTAATTTTATTCAACATCATTTACGTTTAACAAAAGGGCGGTGGCATGGGAAAAAGTTTAAATTATTACCATGGCAAGAACATAATGTTATCCGGCCTATTTTTGGAACATTAAAACCAGATGGAAATAGAAAAATAAAGACTGTTTACGTAGAGGTTCCCAAAAAAAACGGTAAATCGCCCATCGGGGCGGCTATAGCTCTAAAATTGTTAGTGGCCGATGAAGAGATGGGAGCGGAAATTTATAATGCGGCTGGGGACAGAGAGCAGGCATCAATAATATTCAATATTGCCATGCACATGGTTGAAATGGACGGAGCATTAAACCAAAGGTTAAAAATATTGGAATCAACAAAAAGGATAAAAGATAGAGATAAAAACGGAGTCTATATGGTTTTATCCAGCGAGCACTATTCAAAACATGGGATTAATGCAAGCGGGATTGTTTTTGACGAATTACACGCACAACCTACGAGAGATTTATACGATACTTTAACATTCGGTGTAGGATCATCCAGAGAACAACCGCTTATTGTGTCATTTACAACGGCTGGTTTTAACAGAAATAGTATATGCTGGGAAGTCCACGAATACGCCCGCAAGGTTAAGGAGGGAATAGTAAATGACCCTACGTTTCTTCCAGTTATCTATCAAGCTGAAGATGACGCGGACTGGACGGATGAATCTGTCTGGCAGAAAGTTAACCCCTCCCTTGGGGATATACTCGATATTGATGATTTGCGACATGAATGTACAGAAGCCCAGGAGAACCCGGCTAAAGAGAATCTTTTTAGGAGATTTCGGCTTAACCAGTGGGTTAGACAGGAGGTGCGATATATACCCCTTGCGGAATGGGACAAATGCGGCGGGAACTTACAACTTGAGGATTATACTGGGAAGATTTTTTATTGTGGGCTCGACTTGGCAAGCAGCATAGACATAACCGCCTTTGTCATGTGTACCTACAACGAACCGATAGATAAGATAGTGATATTCCCATATTTTTGGGTGCCGGAGGATAATGTTGAGGAGCGGGTACGTAGAGATAAGGTGCCGTATGACGTATGGATAAAACAGGGCTTATTATTTACGACTCCGGGGAATATGATCGACTATGAGTTTATCAGGAAGTTTATTAACGACCTACAGGATAAAATCTACATAGAAGAAATTGCATATGACAGGTGGGGAATGTTGGAGCTTGCGCCTAAATTAGAGAATGACGGATTTAAGATAGTGCCATTTGGCCAGGGTATGCAGTCTATGAACCACGGAACCAAAGAACTTTTATCATTAGCCAAATCGCAAAAAATAGCCCACGGTGGTAATCCTATCTTGCGGTGGATGTGTGATAACGTTATGATACGGATAGACGCAGCCGACAGCTGGAAGCCGGACAAGGCGAAGAGTACCGAACGTATTGACGGCATAGTGGCTCTGATAATGGGCTTAAGCCGACTACTTATAAATAAAGAGACCGATAACAGAAGCGTATACGACAAAGAGGGGTTGATGATTGTATGAAAAATTATAGACCCGGCTATTCACCTAAAAAACGAGGCTATGTCCCGGCTCCTGCGCCCGATAATGTGCGGGTGCCGAGAGGGAGGAGCGGAGCAGTACAACCTAAAATTAAAATAAACAGTTGTGACTGCCAAAACTGGTTTGATTACATAAAAATAATTAATGAGACAGTTTAAAAGATAAAAGGAGTTACCGATAGTATGACTTGGTTAAAAAATGCCTTAGATGAGTTTTTAGATTTCTATGAGAGCATATGGCAATTTACTGATCCAATATTGGCAATATTTTGTTATATAATAACTATACCGTTATTTCCGGTAGTATTTATTATATGTTTATTTATTGCGAACTATTGACAAAAAATAATACGTTTATATAATATTTACAAAGGCACCGGTTAAGCCGACCTAAAAAGGGAGCATATAAATGGGCAATAACGGGCAAGGTGCCTTAGTTCCCGTTTTAAATCAAATCAAATCTATTCCTCGCCGTACTTTTAACGCTCTAAAAATGGCAGGGATAGCCTTCCGTAAAATACCGACCACCATTGCGGAAATAGACGCGGCTATGGATGCCGTGATTGACGGTATGCCGACTTATGCCGGGACTCGTGTTAATCGGGATACGGCTTTATCTTTGTCGGCAATATTTAACGCTGTACTCCAAATATCTCAAATGATGGCAAGCACCCAAATGGTGATGTATGAGCGCATCGACGAAAACAGTAAACGGCGAGTAAGAGACCATCCGACGGCGTTTGTCTTTAACGGCAAGGCAAACGAGATAATGACGAGCTATATTTTTAAAGAAATATCGACGCAGCATATTTTACTCAAAGGTAATGCCTATTCTTTCAAGGTGACCGACAGGACAGGGGATGTAGTAGGTTTATTGCCGATTGATCCTGATTTGATGAAACCGAAACGAGAAAATGGCATATTAGTTTATGAATTTAAACCACGAGGTAATAAGCCAGCCATTATATATCCAAAAGAGTCTATTTTTCATATTCCTGGATTCGGCTATGATGGATTACAGGGATATTCGGTATTGAAGCTTGCCAATAATTCATTTGGTACGGCTTTAGCCTCTGAAGAGCATGCAGGCAGGACTTTTTCAAACGGGGGCACTCTGCGAGGTGTCTTGAAGCATCCGGGTAAATTTCAGGACAGAAATGAAGCAATAAAAAATATTAGAGAAAGTTGGCAGAAAGTCTATGCCGGCCCCGGCAACCAGGGCAAGGTTGCTATCTTAGAAGAGGGCATGGAATTTCAATCTTTGTCGATGAACCCTGAAGAATTGCAGATGTTGGAATCCAGGACTTTTAATGTTACAGAAATTGCCCGGTGGTTTAATATGCCGCCTCATAAGCTTAAAGAGTTAAGCCGGGCAACCTATGACAATATTTCATCCGAACAATTATCCTATTACGTCGATACTTTACTACCTCATTTTGTGAGATGGGAGCAACATGCTTTATATGAGTGTATCGACGCCGACGAATGGGATAAATACTATTTTGAATATACGATTGACAATATTTTAAGGGCCGATGTAGAGACCAGGAATAAAGCATATGAGATCCAGCGGAGAAACGGCATTCTTAATGCTAACGAATGGCGGCGTAAGGATAATATGAACCCGATAGATGGAGAGGGTGGGGATGATTATTATATACCGCTCAACTGGACAAAAATGGGTGAAGAGATTAAACCTCCTAAAGATGAAGATATAATCGCTCTTGAAGATTCAGAGAATAATACTGTTAGGCGGATTATTGCTCCTGAACAGCGGAGTATTTTAGAGCATAGACGAAAGGTGGCCGATAGTTACCGGGAACCGTTTAAAAAAATAATAAAAACTATTTTAAATCACGATAGAAAAGATATAATACAAATAGCCAATGACAATTTTCAAGGCAGGAGTGTAGCGACGTTTAACGAGGATATAGATACGTATTATCGGAATAGATTTCCGCAGGTACGGAAGAAATACGCAACTGTCTACACGCCTTTCCTGAATGAGATTTATCCACTTGCTATGGAAGAGGTGAACGCCGAAGGTGAGCCGGACGCATCAGCCGATCAATACACTGATGAATTTATTGACAATAGCTCTGTTGCTTTTCTGGCAAGTAGCCGAGGACAAATAAAACAGGTTGCCAGGGTTGCTTTAGAGAAACAGGAAGACCCGGTTGAAGCGGTAGAAAAGAGACTCGATGAATGGGATGAAAAACGGCCGGATAAAGAAGCCCATAGAGAGACGATAGACGGTGAGTGCGGGGGCGCCCAATTTATATATTTTCAAAATGGATTTAAAACGCGATGGGTGACACATGGGGAGAGTTGTCCCTATTGTAAAGCTCTTGACGGTAGAGTAATATCACAGGGAGGGGCCTTTCTAAACGCCGGGCAATCCTTCGAGCCATTCGGCGCCGAGAACGGGCCGCTTAATATTAGGCGAACTGTACGGCATCCGCAGGCGCACGGCGGATGTGACTGTTCGGTGAGGGCTGGGCTATGAGAGTAAAATTAATTAAACATGAGGCAACCGTCGCAAGTATGACGCAGGAGGCGGTTTTTCAGGAGAATGTTTTTATAATTAAAGAGGCGGCTCTGGCTATTGCCAGAGAATACGACCACCATATAAAAATTGAAATATCGACAAATCCTGAAAAGACTAATGCCAAGATTAATGTAATGGAATTTAACCTGTAGACATATAGAATTTATTAAGTTATAATATTTATTAGGCAACGTGAAAACCGACCTGAAATGTGGATAAAAATATCTACGTTTAGGTCGGTTTTTTTATGGAGGCACGATATGCCAAAGGAAATTGAAAGACGATACGAGAATCTAACCGAGTTTAGATTCGATGAGGACGAGGGAACCATAGAGGGATATGCCGCCGTATTCAATCGGTGGGCTGATCTTGGATGGTTTAAAGAGAAGATAGAACCGGGCGCTTTTAAACGAACGATTCAACAAAATGATATACGTGCTTTAAAAAACCATGATCCGAATCTGATTATAGGCAGGACTAAAAACAAAACGCTCAAATTATGGGAAGATGAAAAGGGACTTGCTTATTCGGTAAAACTTGATGATACGAGTTACGCCCAGGACTTGGCAAAGAATATCAGACGAAAGGATATAACCGGGAATAGTTTTGGTTTTTCCATACCTAAAGATGGTGAAGAATGGGATGAAAAGATGACCAAGAGGACCATTAAAGAAGCTGTCCTCTTTGATGTCGGTCCAGTTACTTTCCCTGCCTATCCGCAGACGACCGTATCAATCCGCTCCATGCAGGGCGACGATGAAATTGATTATACAGAATTAGCGATGGCAATAATTAAGCAACAGCGCGGAATTGAATTAAACGATAAAGAAAACGAGTTAATTCATACCGCGATGGACATTATTAATAATTTTAGATCCGTTGACGACCCGGCCGCAAGGCGCTCCGATGAAAGTGACGCGGGAGAATCCCCTTCACAGGATCAGCCGACAAATGGCCATTCCGAGGATCAATCAGGCGCGGTGAAAGCCCTTTTGATTAGAGAAAAATTATTGATGATGGAAATAAGAAAATTAATGGAGGCAATATAATGACTTTACACGAAATGCGACGGGCTTTGAAGAAGAAAGTCACTGAGCTTAAAGAACTTCGTGCAATCGAGAAACCGACTCCCGAAGATCAGGATAAGATAATCGCCTTACTTGATGAAATGGAAGAGCTTACAAAAAATATTAAAACTGAAGAGAGAATGGAAGCTGCCTTGATTGATACCGGAAGCACCGAAATACCAAAACCTGAAATACGAGAATTGGCCGATGCGACAAACATTGAAATTCCAGATGTAAAAATGGGATTTGGCGAGGTTCTCTGCCGCTTGGCAAAACATACCCGATCTTTGAGTGAAGGCGGAAGTTTCAGAGATGAAAGCCTAATGCAGTATGAACGGCAAGCTATTAAAACGAGAAACGAGGAATATCGAGCGGCAACCGGGCTGGGCGAGGCTCCACCGGAAGATGGCGGATTCCTGGTTGACAAACCGACGGCCGCGAGACTTATTGATAAGATACATCAAACCGGCCAGGTGGCGAGTATGTGTGACAGGACGCCGATAGGCGCAGGAGCCAACGGCATAAAGTTTAACGGTATCGATG